TAAGCGTGAATCATGCCTTGATACATCGACTCTGGCGTAAGAATGGCAGGCTGGGCTTTCTTGAGGTCGTAAGCAAGAGGTCGAATATCTGCCATGTTGCGCTTTGCAATCTTTGTAAGCGTGCGGTCTTTAACCACCAACGATTTATCTCCATCGCAATCAAACATCAAATACCGGCTAATAAGGTCATGTGTGGATGTGTAAATACACTTAGTGTCGCCAAACCACTTATCAAGCTCAGGTGTGCGCGTATTGGTCTTGACCGCCCATTCCCTATACAGATGCGGAGAGCGGAGGCATGCCAGCTCATCACCATCTCTGTATTGGTTGGTATACACCTCACCATCAGCGAGTAAGCCACGAGGATTTTGCTCCCCTCTAAACAGCCATTCGCAAAAGGCATAAAGGTCAGGCGACAGAAACAAATATTTGCCATTCACTCGCAACCGACCGCCACGAGCCTGCTTGACAAGGCTCTGCTTAGTTTGTTTTAGAATCTCTCGGCTGTAAACATCCTTGAATAGCTCAGGGTAAATCTCAAGTGCCGCTTGCACGGCAGACTTATAACGGTTGTACGGCGTAGCTCCAAGTAGCCGCATAGTGGTTTGATAGTCTGTTCCAATAGTCTCAATCTCGTCAATCGTGCGTTTTGTCAACCGCTCAATCTCGCCGTCTGTCATATCACTAAGCGTCTGGAGCATTTGGTAGTTGATACGGCTCTTGGGGATATATGGCTCCTCAATGTTACAAAAGCTCGCCTCACACCCATACGCCTTGAATCGCGCTTTGTAGCATTCCCAACTTGCATAGTATTTCCAGAGCTTGAATTGGCTCTTGGTGAAAATATAGCGAATGTCCTCAAGCACGACATTATGCTGTTGGCCGTAGATGTCCGTGACCCACCATTGGTCAGGCGTGCATTTCTCGCGCAAGAACTTGTCGAATGGAAAGTAAACCATCAAGCCCTTGACCCACGGCAAACGAACCATGCGCGTCGGTTTATCAAGCATGATGCCGCAACCATCCATATGCGGAATTGGCGTGTCGGTTAGCTCGCGCTTGATTTCATACGTCATGCCGTCAATGTGGTCAACCTCCCCAGATACCAGTGTCTCAAAGTCATCAACCACGATACTCTTGTCAATATCGAAATCTTCCCAAACGTCTGTAGCCGAGTTCATTAGTGCCAGATACGCCAAGAACTTGTTGCAATTCATGCCACCTTGACGATTGATGTCCTCAATGGTCAATCCACACATCAGGCGTTGCTCTACGCGACGAAATGCAGTCTCGCGGATAAACACACTGCGTTTGGTGCGGATTTGTCCGGCAGATGCAGTCAGGAAGATGTAATGCTCGCCGCCCCAATCAAACCCTTGCTTAACAAGATTTTCAAAGACCTGAAAGAAGAACACGTTGACGATAATCAAATCTTTGGTGAGCTGAAACGTCTTAAGATTTAATGCTCGCGTCAAGCTCGACTCAAATAGATTGATGACGTTGCGGTCTTTAAGCGCCTCGGCATTGAGCTGTCGCATGACGCCTTCAGCCGCCCGCTGGTCAAGAATCGCGCTCAGGCGTTCTTTATGTTTGGCAAGATAGCGATTATATGCCGATACGCGCCATTGACCATCCCAAGCATTTGTCTTGCTTTCCTTGAGCCGCGTCTTTAATTTTGCTCGCGCCGAGTACATCTTGGCCATGCGCCGATGAATCGCTTGCTCATCTGGCTGGTAAAATGTGCTGGTATCGCATGAATAGAGATACACTTGATTTGTCAAACTCATCTGCTGTTACATCCTTCTCAAATTGCCAATCTGGATAATCATCAAGCTCTTCTGGCTCGACATCTAATCGCTGTCGCATGGTCAACTTTGGCTGGTTGTACGACATCTCTCGCCATTTCAAGTTTTCACCTCCTCACCTTTATCTTTAACTCTTTTATTGTATTATAACACATGATATGTTAGATGTCAAGGAACATATTAAAAATTATCATAAAATATTTTTTATAATTTATACTTGACAAATACTAAAATCTATGCTAAAATATCTTATATAGCTTAGAATATAATATATTAGTTATAAAAGGATAGAAAAGGGGTTGTAGGGGAAAGGAAAGGGAATGGTCAAAATTTCCCTCTTGACAATCTCGACACGTCATGATATACTCGCAAGCGAGGGGAATGAAATGTTTGAAACTTTGAGAGCCAACAGACTCAACAATCAGATTTTCGAGCTTAAAGCCCAACGCAATTCTTTGCTCAAGCAAATCGAAGACGCCAAGCAAACGCTCGAAGCCAGCTGTTACATTTGCAACAATATCGAGACGATGCAAGAGTATGGCATTCCATACTACGATGATAGTCTTGACGAGCTGGAGCACAAGCGTTATCTGAGAGAGAGTTGGGTTGCCAAAGAGGTCGAGCGTGGTATCTGGAGTATCGAGCAGCCATATCTTCTTAACGGCTCTAAGTCCAAAGGCGAAGAAATGCAGAAGGCATTTGGTACTGGCATTGCCTACAGCCTCAATGCGTATATTGCCGTCAAAGAGAAAAATTTAACCGAAGCAAATCTTGAGCAGAACATTAAACTGGTTCAGGCCAAGTTTGACAAGTATGTAGCAAAGTGCGCCAAGATGGGAATCGGACTTAATGCTAAATATCTTGAACATAGACTCGACTTAATGTCCATAAATTTAGCCATTAAGCTCAAGCAGAAAGTCGAAAAAGCCAAGATGCGCGAAGAAGCCAAACGGCTTAAAGAGCAAGAGCAGCTACTTGCTGATGCCGAACGAGAACGCGCAAGATTGCAGAAAGACCGCCGAATGTACGAGCAAAATCTCGCCAATGCTACAAGCAAATCTGCACGTGAAGAATTTGAAGCAAAGCTCGCCGAGATTGACAAGCGTGTGCAGGATATTGACTATCGCACAAACAACCTGAAGGCCGGATATCTGTATATCACCTCAACGCCAGCTATGCCGAACATCCTGAAGCTGGGTGCGACCCGCAGATTGAATCCATTGCGCAGAATTCAAGAATTATCAAGTGCCAGTGTGCCGTTCCCATTTGTTTGCCACGGGTTGGTGTTTAGCGATGATGTCTTTGCGCTTGAGGCGGCGGTTCACAAATATTTCGACAATAAGCGCGTGAACAAAACAAACGTGCATAAGGAATTTTTTGCCATTAGTCCAAGCGAAGCTATTGAAGTTTTGTGTAATGAATTTCACGTTAATGTACATTTTGTAAATGAACAGGAGGAAGAAGAATGAGCGTATGGGTGTATGAAGGTCATCTTGGCAGTCTGTACACATCAGACTGCCAAGTGCCGGATGAAGAGCTGTATTGCGAAACGTGTGGAGATAGTGACTGGGAAGTTGGCGTGTTTGGTACGTTCGCGGAATTTCTTAAGTACTACGCCGACAACATTCGTGTTGACGATGGCGATAGTGGATTCGACCTCGACTTTGTAATTTCGTCTGTTAGCTATGCATTTGATGACAATCTGACGCGAGAAGAGGCGGCGAATATTGTCAGGGCAACGAGAAAGGAAACGAAAGGTGAGTAATGTTCAAAGTAATTGAAAAAGAGGCTTGGGAAAACAACGAGTGGTGGAACGAATTTACTGTATATGCGATTCGTGATGATGTCTGCGGCTATCCGCAATTTCTCATCTATGATTCTGCATGGAAGTGGAAAAGCGCCAAGAATTTTATACCAGTGGAGGAAAATGAAGGATGATAACAAGAGATGAAATGGTAAGAACGCTTGATGAGTTTTGCGACGGGCAAGAAAAATGCAGTGTCTGTTTGCTTAATAAATTTTCTTGCTCAAACGGCGATTCCTGGGACTTTGACGAATGGTCTGATGACAAGTTGGCAATCGCGTATGACCACGTACGCAAGAATGGCGAAGCTCGTCTGGATAGCGGCCATTTGAAAGAGCAGGACGCTAAGCCTGATATGGTCAACCACCCGCAGCACTACACGCAAGGCGGCATCGAATGTATTGACGCGCTCAAGGCAGCTACGGTTGGCAAGCACGGCATTGAGGCCGTATGCGTGGCAAACATCATCAAATACCTCTGGAGATATGAAGAAAAGAACGGCGTAGAGGATGTGCGCAAAGCAAAATGGTATATTGAACGATTGCTAAAAGAACTTGAGGAGAGCCAGCAGGATTAAGACTCGCTGGCTCTATCCTTCTTAAACCATCTCGGCGGGTTCTTGGTCATATTGTATTGAATAAATTCTTGGCGCTGGCCATTGGTGCAAACCGTATCAAGCTGGGTAGTGCCAAGAATTTTTCTTTTGGCTTCAGTGTTGATAAGCTCGGGGCTACCAACTGTGCGCAGGATATAATCAATGCTCTCCTGAAGCCAAGATGACTCTGGACAGCTTAAGATGCTGATGGAGCGTAGTTTGTCATAGCCGCCATCATCGGCAAATTCCTGCTTGGTTAGCTCGCCAACACGCTCCTCAAATTGATTCCACTTAGCCTCTGGCATCCACTTAGGATTGTCAAGAGAGCCAAGATAATTCACGCCGAGCACTTGGTGCATAGCAGTCGTCCAAACCAGTTGGCAACGTTTCTCTTGCTCGCTGTCCGGCTTAACATTGACTCTCAGCGTGTATTGTTTGCCGTCAACCTCATATGTCTTGTAGAGGCGAAAGCCGTAGCGCCTGAATACAATATGCCTCGCGTCAAGATTCTCAATGCGGCGATACGTCCACTGATGGAGGATGCGGTAAACAATCTTGCTCATGTCAGCCATATAGACGAAATTTTTATTGATGGCGTTGAGCGCTTGGCGATTGAACGTATAGAGGAAATTTTCATTAACCTCGCGGAACAGCATCAGCATCTCGGTATTGGACAGATAGAGTGGCTGGCAGCCATTGTCAAGAAACGTCTGGTAAAGCATGGCGTCAAACAAGAGTTGCTGATCTGGAGCGTCAAGATATTCGATGAATGCCGTAATGCTATCGTCATAGATTTGCTTGACGAGGTAACGCTGAGTTCCTTGGATGCGCTCAAGCTCGCAATATTTTTGAATGTTCTCCAGTTGATAGCGTTTCTGTTTGCCGCCTTTCGGCTCAAGCCCAAGTTCTTGGCAGATATCTTTATAGCGCAGCTCTCGGCCTAAAAGACCTTGGAGCGCCTTGATTTTTTCTTTGTCCATAATAAATCCTTTCTTAAAAATTTGACACCAAATGGCAAATTTGACACCTTTCTGGCTATAGAGATAATACTTTCTATGTATCAAATAGGTGTCAATTTTTTCTTGCCTATTTTTACCCATAGTGATTATATCACAACTTTGCGCTATTTGTCAATAGGGTATATAACAATACTTTTTAAGTTTTAGTGATTTTGACGTAAATTATGTTTGCATTGATGTGCTCGAAAGTATTGCGGTTATTACGCTTTTGGGCTTTGTTAGTGCTACAAGCGATAATGCAACTGATAGTTGACTTCTGCTCCGATACTACACCCCCGTTTTAATCGCCGGATATTCACCTAATAATGTTCATTATCAGGTGAATACTGTTGCTTTTGCAACATTCTGGACAAATAGTCCTAAGTTAGGCAACCTAACAACCAAACTATATCGGCAACCGATACATAGAATTCCTATACATTACGTGTAGTGCTCATGTTGGTATAACAAATCTGTTTAACCAAACAAATCTGTTTAACACTATGCTTACTATAACATATTTGTTTAACCTTATCATCTATGACAGAATCTAATACAACGCCATCCATGCTATACTGTCATATTGTCATCTAATCTATTATATATCTTCATAGTTATAACAATAGTAAACATTTATTTACTATCAATATAATACAACTGCCTGTCAATCTACCAAATAAAAAGATTGTAGGGCTTGCAAGCCGGTCAGGCGCAGCAAGCAAAAGCGCCGCAGGCATAGCACTATGACCGTAGTCCAGCGCATAAGCAAGGTATAGCAGCTTAACGCCTCTATTATATTATTATATATGTATATTCTATGCTGTTAG